GAGCTCGGCCGAAGCGACATCCGCGCGCACCGCCATCGCCATCGAGTCCGGGCCCAGGTCGCGGCGGGCATTGCCGGCGATGAAGCCCTCGACCGGAGTCAGATTCTTGACCCCCTCGGTGGCAGTCAGGCCGCCGCTGGCCTCCATCACCGCGATGTTGCGGAACTGGCCCAGCAGCTGCGCGTTCGGCGTCTGCTCGGTGCCCCGGTAGCGGTAGGCCGCGCGCTGCGCGTACGGGCCGAGGGCCTGCTCCGCCTGCGGGCCGACCGAGCCGACGAAGGCGATCGACTGGCCGAGCTTCTCCTGCCCGGACACCTGCGCGAGCACGTCCCCACCGGCGCCCAGCCGGTTGAAGAACCGGGACAGCCGCGACTGGTCGGGCTGGTAGTCCATGCCGAGGGACGCAGCGAGCTCCTTCGCCCGGGCAGGCTCCACGCCTGCCAGCGAGGCCAGGGTGGGTCCGCCGGACTCACCCAGCAGGTTATACGCCCCCACCACGTTCTGGGTGCGCTTGGACGCCCCACGGGTCGCCTGCACGCTCATGGCGATGAGGTTCATGTCGGTGCCGAAGTCCACACCCTCCGGCAGTTCCTTGCCGTTGAACTGGTCGAGGGTGAATGAGCGCTCGACGACGTCGCCGTTGGAGCGCGTCAGCAGCATCTGCACCTCGACGTCCTTGGCGTCCGCCCCCTTCAGGGAGCGCTTGAACTCGTTGGCGACCTTCACGCCCTGCTCGTACTGGTACTGCACCGAGCCGAGGGCGTCCTGCGTCTGCTTCTTCTCACCCTCCTGCGCCTGCAGCAGCGACCGGTCGGCGTTGGTAGCGCGCTCCACCGACGGCGCCATCTTGCGGTTCGACCCCGCACCGAACGAGCCGACCAGCGGCACCGAGCCCTGGCCGATCTTCCGGGAGAACCGGCCACGGGCGTCACGGGGGTGCTCCTGGGTGTCCCAGCGGCCGTTGTTCGCCCACGACAGCGCCTTGGAGACGAACTGCTCAAGGCCGGCGAGGTACTCCGCCACCTGCAGGTAGGTGTCGTCGGGGTACTCGCCCTCGACCATCTTGCTCACGTACGAGCGGGCCAGCTGCCGCTTCGCCTCCTGGATGCGGTCCAGGCCGACGATCGCGTACATCCCCTCGAGGTCCTTGCGGACGGCCTCGGCCTCGTCGGCCAGGTAGTCGTAGACCACTGTGTCGATGAAGGCTGCGCCCGCAGCATCGTCGACGTCGACGACGGCCTTGAACACTTCCATGACGGTCATGCGGACTCCTCTACCGAACCGTGCCACGGAACGTGGCGGTCACTCCTGAAGGGTAGCGCCGGATGCCGCCGATGCGCGGGCGCCGGATCGACAGGCCAGTGCCGATCTTGCGGGCGTAGTTGACCCTCGGGACTCGCAGCAGGGCCTTGCCGAAGAAGTCCTTGCGGTTCTGGGTGCGCAGTCGGGCCCCCTCGTAGGAGGCAGCTCGAAGGTCAGCGCGCGCAGGCTGCATCGGATTGTCCATCCCGATCGCCCGCACACCGCCGGTCTTGAGCTTCGGCAGTATCGGCCGGTACGTGTCGGCCAGCGCCGTGCGGAGCTCCTTCCTGCCAGCGCCCGTGAACTTCTCGCCCGTCTGGCCCTCGATGACCCGCTGGCCCTCGCTCAGGCGCGTCCGCATCCCCTGAGGCCGAGGCTGACGGCCGAGCGTGCGCTTCAGCTCCCGGCCATAGTGCGACTCCGACCCCCACACATCCTGGTAACTGGACGCCAGCCGGCGGTCGCCCGGGCGGAAGGACGCGGCATCGGCGTGCGCCTCCTCGCGCTGCAGCGACCGGTTCGGGTGCTTGCGGAACGGCAGGCTGGTGAGCCGGCCCTTGCGAGTGCCCGCCTGCGCATGCTGCATCTCGTGCATGGCCATGCGCGGGGCGAACCCCTGGGCAGACCTCTGCAGGGCGACGACCTTGCCGCGCCCCGCAGTTCCCTTCGCATCGGCGGCCCAGCCGCCCATCGCCATGTTCCCAATCTTGACGTCGGAGTCGGATGCGTCCACGGTCACCTTGTTGCGCATCTTGCGGCCCGCGAACGTCCGCTCGAGCATCTCCTGCGTCTTCGGGCTGGTGGCCGTCGTGACGCTCATCCCCTTCACCTTCGTCGACCGGGTGGGGACGAACGGCCGTGCCTGTGCCTCCTGCGACGCCTGGCCCATGGGAGTGGCGTCCGCGCCAGCATCTCCTGCCCTCGACCGATCGAGAGCCCGCTGCTGCGGGGACGACCCGAACGCGCTCGGCCGGCCCCCCGGCATCTTGCGCATCGTCCGGTTCGCCTCGAGGTTACGGCGGACCACCTTGCGGGCCTGTGGCGACAGCGAGGAGATCGAGCGGAACGCCCCACCACCCACGTAGGACTTCGACGCCTCCTCGCGCTTCGCACGGCGATGGCGGGCCAAGCCCACCGCACCGATCGCGCCCAGTGTCGCCGCGGCGATGGTGCTGCCGATGCCGAAGGCGTTGTCCCCGTGGGTGCGCGACAGGATCCGCTTGGTGCGAGAGCCCGGGAGCGTCTTCGGGTAGTTGCGGAAGTACCGCTGCGAGGGCTTGCGCGCCTGGTAGTGCGTGCCAGGCACCCCGACCTGCTTGCGGTAGTCGCGCTCGATCCGCTTGAGGTCCGGGTGCTGGGCGATCGTCTTCTCGTGCCGGGAGTTGCGATGGCTGACCGCCATCCCGGCGCCCTGGTAGCCGAGCAGCCCGGCCACGCTGCCGACAGCGGCAGCATCCACGTCGCGCTTGTCGGCCTTGGAGGCCGTCTCGGGGCGACGAGCAGCCAGCCGGGCTCCGGCGTACAGCAGCGACCCGCCGACGGCCCCTGCACCCCAGCGCAGGGCGTTCTGGCTGCGCGGATTGGTGATGCTCAGGGCGTTGGCCACCCGGGCCTTGCGGTTGGTGTTGGCTGCCTCGATGACGCGCTTCTTGGCCTTCTCGTGCTGCCGCGGCTTGCCTGCCAGCGCCATGCTCGAGCGATGCAGGCTCTCCGCGCGCTCCAGCCGTCGGGTGACGGCGGCGTCGAGGACCTGCTTCGTGCCGATGCTCGTGCCGATTCCGGCCAGACCGGCAGCGGCCAGCGTTCCGCTGGCAACCGGATGCTGGCCGTTGCGCTTGCCGACCCGCTCCGGGCCCAGCTCCCCGCGGGACGCCCGGTCGAAGCCCTTGGCCTTGATCTTGTCGATGCGCCGCGTCTGGCTGCGAGCCGAGCGAGCGTGGTACGCGCTGTTCAGCGCCGACAGCCCCGTGCCCGCCAGACCGGCGATCGTGGGCAGGCGCGCGCCATGGCGGCGCACGTTGGAGATTGTCAGGCCGCCCACCAGCGCACCCACCGTGCCCTCGGCGCCCGCCTGGATGCGGTTCTGCCGCCGGATGCTCTTCAGGTCCTTGTAGCCCTGCTCCGCACTCGGGCTGATGTTCTGCCGGTAGGCGCGCAGGAAGGCGTCGTCGCGCTTCCACGTGCCGGGGGCGACCAGCGACTTGCGGATGCCACCGGGGTTCACGAACGCCTTGTCGCGGGCATTCTCGAGCTTCTGCTGGGCGGCGTAGTTGAACGAGCCCACCGAGCCCGTGCCGATCGCCAGCACGCTGAGGGTGTTCGACGCCTGCGTGGCCTTCCCACGACGACCCGCCATCCGCTGCAGGGCGGGGACCTTCTTCGCCCGCGCACTGCGGCGCACGGCCACCCCGGCCAGCGACGGCGCGCGCAGTCCGAGAGCGGCCACGCCCATCGACCCCGAGGCCAGCGACAGCAGCCGCCCGGCCTTCTTGTGCGCCGTCAGCCGGTTGGTGTCGGCCCGGGTGAAGGAGGCATCGCGCTTGCCGACCCGCTCCTGCACGGCCTTCTCCTGGGTGCGCAGGGTCGCATGACCGACCATCGGCTTGACCACGTCCCGGCCGATCCGCAGCTTCTCCGTCTTGCGCTTGGGCCGGACCAGCCCGTAGACGCCGTAGGCCGTCAACGGCAGGGCCGTGCTGCGAGCAGCCCACACCCCGGCCTTCCCGGCAGCGCGCCCGGCATGGGCCATCGACAGCTTCTTCTGTCGCACGGCCTGGACGAGCTTCGGCCGATCACCGAACGCCCGGTCGATCCGGTGGTTGGCGTAGGCCGCCCCGCCGAGGATCGCGCCACCAGCAGCGGCGTACTGGGCTGACCTCGAGCGGTTCTCGGCACGCAGGTCGGCCATCACTGCCTCGCCATCTGCTGCGCGAGGGCATCGAAGTACTCGACCGCGTCCGTGTGCACGCTGGCCGTATGCACGCTCAGGCCGATCGTGGAGTTCAGCAGCACCACCAGGGCGTCCTTCGCCGGGATCTCCAGCTCCTCCGCCTGCTTGATGTACATGCCCAGCAGGGTCCGCATGTCGTACGGGCGGTTCTTGGCCGCCAGCGAGCAGGCGCCCACCGCCGTGCGGTGCGCCAGCTGGGCGATCTCGCTACCTGCCACCGGACTTCCCCTTCGGCTTGGCCTTGCCCTTGTCCTGCTTCTCCTTCGCCTCGGCGTCCATCTGCGCACGGGTCAGCTCGTGCTCCCTGTCCTCGGTGCGGTGGACGTCCTCCCGCTCCTGGGACTCCGCGCGCATCTGGTCCTCGCGCTCGCGGTTCTCCGCCTCCTTGGCGTCCGACCGGTCGGCCTCGAGAGCAGGCTGCATCTGCGGGGAGGGCAACTGGCCCATCCGCGCCATCATGACCTCCTGCTGGGACTGGATGTACTCGGTGTTCAGCTGCGCGAACGCCGTCGCCTCGGTGCGCTGCTGCATCTGCCGGCGCAGGTCCACCGCATCCTTGTCCAGCTGAGGCAGGCGAGCAGCCTCCCGGATGAAGTTCTCCAGGTCGCCATCGGGGAACCAGTTGATCCCCACGCCGGCGAGGGACTGCATGAACTGGGCCAGCTGGGTGATGTCCGGGGAGTCGACGTCAGTGGGCACGATCGTCGGCAGGGCAGCCGGCCTCCAGCCATTGGCCATGAACAGCCGCGGCAGCAGATGCCGGTTGAGCACGTCGGCGATGTTGTTCGCGATCGAGTTCAGCGACGTGCGGAAGATGCCGGTCTTGTCCGTGTGCAGCGAGTACGACCCCACACTCTGGTGACCCACCAGGATGAAGTCGGCGAGCACCGTCATGAGGATGCGCTCCTCGTACCGCTTGATGATGGCGTCCGTGGAGAACGCGCGTCCACCGCCAGAGCCCAACAGCTCGAAGGAGTACAGCGGCTGCTTGGTGTCCTGGTCGTAGGCCATCGGGAAGACGATGCCCTCCTGCTCGTCCCGGCGGACGGACTTGACCATCTTCTTGAACGCCTCGACGGTCTTCGCGTTCTCCGTACCCGGCTTGGCCCGCAGCATCTCGGCGGGGATCTTCACGATCGGCAGCCCGGCCAGGTCCCGCTCCACGCCGATGGCCTCGAACTCCTCGAGGCGCTTCTTCATGTACCAGGGCCGGTAGGCGTTCCGCAGCATGGAGACGCCCTCAGGCGAGCCCTTGGAGTGGCGGTAGCGGAACAGCAGGGACCGCTCGATCGGCAGCGGCGTGGTCTTGTACAGCGGCGGGGCCAACTGGATCATCGCCCGCACATCGCCGGTCTCGTCGAACGCCCACCGCAGCAGGGTCTCCTGCGCACGGATCGGCAGCTTGCGGATACCGATCAGCCCATCGGAGTACTTCGAACGGGTCTTCGAGTCCCGGGTCCACTGGCCTCCACGGCGCTTGTAGACGATCTCGTGCCAGGACCAGCCGTAGATGGTGCACGACAGCGCCTCGGAGATGAAGTCGCTCCAGGTGTGCGACATGTCCTCCATGCACTCCTCGATGAAGGTCGCGGCATCCGCGTCCTCCCGGGTCTTCCCCGCCGGGACGACCTTCCACTCCACGTTGCGCAGCAGCCGGTCGATGGTGAACAGCAGCGAGCCGATCAGCGGGTCGTTCTCGGACATCTCCTTGAACACCTGCACGGACTTGCGGCCGCGCAGCTGCGGCAGGAACTCCTCGTCGACGTACCCGGCCGCGCGCTTGAGGCCGGTGGAGCCGAGCTCCATGAACGGCGATGCCGACGCTGCCTCGCTGATCGCCTCCTGGTCGACCATGGAGGTGTCGGAGACGACATTGCCGTCACGCTGGAAGGTCATCTCGCTCATGCGCGGTCCTTGTTCGCTCGGAGCCAATCACGGCCGGCATTGGGGGACAGGCCCTTCGGCTTGCCCTGCTCGTCGCGCAGCAGCCCGCTGGTGCTGACCATCGAGCGGTAGTCCTTCAGGGGGCGATTGGAAGGGGGCGCCTCGTGAGGGGTTGCAATCCTCGAGGAGATCTTCGGTGCCTGCTTGCGTCGACGCTCGGCCATCACAGCACCCAGGGTGGCCAAGGTGGCTCCTGCCCCGAGCACACCCGACCCGACGCGCTTGACCCGCTTGGCACCGGCCACCTTCAGCTCGGCCCGGGTGATCTCCTTCTCATGGCCGGAGATCCGCGCCTTCTGGTGGGAGATCGCCCGCTTGTACGGCTGCTCGGCCACCTTGCGCTCGGCCGCGGTCGGCGTGGTTCCGCCGGCCATCGCCCGGTTCACCTTCAGGCCCGACCGGTACCTGCTCAGCTTCTCGCTGGCCACCTCGAGGCCATGATGGGCGCCCGGCAGGTCAGCGCGATGCGCGGCGGCCACACGGTGGCCCTCTGCAGCGCGGTCGGCGCCGTGCATGACCATCCCAGCACCGCCGGCCGCGATGGCGGCGCCGGCGACGGCGGCGTTCCCCCAGCGGTCGGCGGAGCGGTTCGAGGGCATGGGCGTCCTTCCTAGCGAGTCAGGACAAGACTACGGCGGCGGCCACCCCTACGGGGCGGTGCCGACGAAGCGGTTGGGGTGCGTGACGCTGCGCACGCCCAGGTACCCGCCAACCTGACCGACCCGAGCGACGATCGAGTCCTGCGTGGTCACCGTCGTGACGATGCCATGCAGGACCCGGCCGCCGACCTCGAGCTTGACCTCGGTGCCGACCTTGAGGTGACGGTAGGCCATCAGGAGACCTTGAGCTCACCGTACGGGGTCCAGGCGCTCCAGCCCACGTACTTCAGGTTGCCCCAGTTCG